TGCCGTGCTGTAATCTCCGCTGGAACCTGCCGTGCTGTAATAGCCGATGGAACCTGCCGTGCTGGAATAGCCGCTGGAACCTGCCGTGCTGTAATAGCCGCTGGAAAAAGGTTTTTTGCCCTTCACCCGATTAAAAACGGCATTCACCGCAGCTTTTACCAGCCCTGCAAAATTTACCTCACCTTTTACCGTCAGCTCAGTGCAGGCCAGTTTACTGTCCTCTCCGCTTTTATTCACGTTCCCGCCGCACTCGACCTCAAAAAAGCGTGGGCCATCCTTCAACGGGTAGTAGTGCAGCACATCCAGCGGGTTCTCGCAGGCGTGCATGCCGGCACGGCAGCAATCAGCTTTGTCCTCATGGTACGTCTTGCCCACCTCGTACTGCTTGCCACGGCACATCATGTTTTTGTCCATGGCCTTGTAGGCGATGATTTTTTCGCTCATGCCGCTGTCTCCTTCCTTTCAAAACAAATTGGTTTTAGTAAACCATGATTTCTTCTGCCAATTTGCGGTTGTAGCCACAAAATACGGTATTGCCCGTGGTCTCGTTGCGCAGGGTGTAGCCCTCTCTGCTTTTCATAAAGCAGTACTTGTACTCATGCCCGCTTTGGCTTTTCTCGGTGTAGCAGAACGGCTTGTAACAGTCTGCCTGTGCGAGCGCCTTGCGAAAGCCGGTCTTTGTCATTTTGCACACTCCATCTCCTTCCTTAGAACATGCTGGTCTGGCCGTTGGACTGCTGGATCAGCATCACGGTGTTGGTGCTGGGCTTCCAGCGCTGGATGTACTCCACGGCCTCGTCAAAACGCTTGCGGGGAATGTTATTTCTGCTGCTGACCCGGAACCACATCTGGATGTCCTTGTTGATCTCGCAGTAAACCATTCCCCGTACATGGGAATCGCCGTAGGCCGGGGCGTTCTTACCGCCCAGAGCTTCCACAACAACGTGGTTCACGGCATTCTTGAGGGGAAGCTGTTGGTCATAGTCAACGACCATGTTGTTTTCCAGCGCCGTGATCCGCTGCTCCTGCCTCTGGGTGCGGTCGTCCAGCAGGAACAGCGCCTGCAGCTCCTTGCTGAGCTTGGGCATCTGCGAAGTGGCCAGCTTCTTCTCCATTGCATTGAACGCGGCAATGTACTTCAGCTTCCACTCCAGCGCCGCCTTGCCGGTAAAGCCCATCACCAGCAGGCTGAAACCGTCCCGGTTCATCAGATAGGTGCGTTGGGGTCTGCCGTAGCTGTCCGGGGTTTCGGTCTCGAAAAACATCTCCCCAAAATTGGGGACATCTTTTTTGATTGCATCAATGTCGCGCATAACGTGGTCGTGACGTTTTTCAAAGTTGTCTGCGATCTGGCGGCTGGATGCCACCGGTTCGCCGTTCTGGGTGGATAAGATAATGTCTGTCATGCTTTCTTTCCTTCCTGCTGCTCTTCCAGCAGCTTGTCAACCGTGCAGCCATACAGAGCTGCGATTTTGGGCAGCATCGAAACGCGAGGATTGTTTGCGCCGGTCTCCCAAAAGGAGATTGCCGACTGGTCAACGCCAAGCGCGGCCGCCGCCTGTTTTTGCGTAAGTCCTGCTTTTTCCCGCAGTTCCGCGAAACGCATTCTTTCACCTCTTTCTACAATATTAGTTTTTCTCATTGACAAGCGAAAGAAAGCAAGCTATAATAAAGATGTCAAACAAATATTTTAGCGGCTTTCTTATTAGTTTTGTATTAGTTTCGCTCATCACGATATTAGTATATATCATTGCTATTAGTTTGTAAAGCCCAAAATATTAGTTTTGTTAGTTTTTGTCATCATGCACAGAAACAAAAGGAGCTTTTGTATGTTTTGGAACAACTTTGAAGCTCTATGTGCCAAAAAGGGTGTTTCCTACAATGCAGCAGCCGCCGATGTTGGTGTAAGATCGTCTGGAACTGTGACCGGTTGGAAAAACGGAGCAAAACCAAGAGGTCCTGTATTAAAAAGGTTGGCTGACTACTTCGGCGTTACTGTCGAGGAGTTGACCGGCGAAGCACCAGAGCAAAAAGAAAAGCCCAACACCTTAGATGGCATTGAGCTTAAAAATTTGTCACCAGCCCGCCGGGCGCTGCTGGAAGCGCTGGATGGCATGGATGACGAAAACATTATGAAAATTGTTCGGATTGCTCAGGCAGTTAAAAAGGAGCTTCCAGAGTGAGCATACATCTTAATAAAAAAGAACTTGAACTGCTGAAAGCCCTCGATCGGGAGTATCCCGGTGGTGTTGAGCGGACAAAAGAGCTGTTTCAAGACGCTACGGCGCTTGAAGAACTTGGCTTTGCAGAATCTTCTACAACAGGGTTTATGCAGTCCGGATTACGAATCACAGAAGCCGGAAAGCAATATTTGCGAGAGAAAAATGCAAACCGGTTTTCTGGGGCGATGAAAATAGTCGGCGGTATTGTCACCTTGATTTTGATTCCGGTTCTGGTGAATCTGATTTCAGATTATGTATTACCAATACTTTTCAAATAAGAACCACTCAATCGTCCAGACAAAGCGGTAAAAGATGTCCTCAACAAAAAAGCGACGGATCCGATGCTGGTTTTTGGGCTTGTACCAGTTTCCGTTCTCGTCCTGCTTCAAAATGTTCAGTCTACAATACAGCATAAAACCTCCGAATGACTTCTTGAAGTTGGTTTTCGGATAACGAAAGAATCTCACTGACGGCAAGATGCACAAGCTTGTCGTGCGATTCTTTTTCTTCAATTGTATCACATTTTGCAAACATTGTGCTATTTTCTTGCACTTTATTTTCCTCCTTTGGCAATTTCCTTGATAACTTAGTTTTTCGGCAGCGGGTTGGCTGCCTATTTTTGTATATGTGAGGTATGAACCATGAAAAGAAGAACCTTTCTTGCGCTTGGATTGACCGCGGCTTTGTCCCTCCCTTTTGCTATGTCTGCATTTGCAGATGATGTGCAATACAAAAACGGTCAGACCGTCGAATACTCTGGACACACGGACTTTGGCTATTTCTTTACTTATACTTCCGGTGACGGAAAAATAAACTACAAGTGCTTCTCTGTTGTAAACAATGGAGATCGGAAATATGCAGCCGTAAAAGAGGACCTGTATGATTATTACCAGGCTGCTTTGAATGACAAGGATTTAGTTTTCAAAGGGAACTACCAGCGCCGGGCCGATGATGGCGCTCCTGTATTCACTGCAATATGGGAAGTTGTAACGAATGATAAAGGAAAAGAGGTTTTAAGCGGGATTGAAAATTATGTAGCACCTGTGCTCTATCAACCCGGTACGACTCCTAATTTCAAATTGTTCAGCGACCTATATGATGATATCACTGCATCCGCCCCGGATGACGGCTCTTATATGACCATCGACACAAACCCCCTCAACATGAAAAACGGTTCTATTCTCTTCAACGATATGGCATTGGAACACATTCAGTTGACCAACAACGTGCTGGGTCTTCCCAGCTGGATTTATGAAGAGATGGGAAAAACTCGCGCTTTGGATGGCCGACAGAAAGAAGTGTTTGACCATGTGACGGTAACATGGACATACCATCCTGATCAGGGCCTTGAGGTAACATACAGAACCAACCAGTAAAAATGTTGAGGTTTATTTAATATGAAGTGTCCAAATTGCGGCTCAGAAGTTGGAAATGCAAAATTTTGCCCAGAATGTGGTACTGCGATTTCTACATTAACTGACAGCAATTCATCAAAGGGAAAAGAAGAAAGTCCAAAAAGAAAACGGAAAGGGTGCGGGTGCTTAACCGTAATTGTTGTTCTCCTTGTGATTGCTATGATTGGCGGTTCCTCGTCAACCTCAAGCGGATCATCGGTATCAGCGTCAAGGTCAAGCACGTCTGTCAAATCGTCTGTTTCGTCCACGCCAGATTTGACAATGGGACAAAAGAACGCGCTCCGTTCTGCAAACAGTTATTTGAATGCTCTTGCATTCTCGTATGATGGTTTGATTAAGCAGCTTGAGTATGAGGGCTATTCCACTGAAGATGCCACTTATGCAGCAGACCATTGTGGAGCTGATTGGAATGAGCAGGCCGCAAAAAGCGCAAAAAGCTATTTGAGCTCGATGTCTTTCTCTCGTTCCGGCTTGATTCAGCAGTTAGAATATGATGGCTTTACGCCAAGCCAAGCTGAATATGGCGCAACTGCAAATGGATATTAAATTGCAAATCCGTTTACAACCGCATTATACAACCATTGATTGTATATCGTCAAGCGTAAAAAATGCGCAAAACAATTTAAAAATTTATTCATTTGCGTTGAAGCGTTAAAATTTACGCTGACTTTTGCACGTTTTACGCTGAATATGCGCAAAATATGCGCGTTGTTATTCGTGGTTGCAAGGTTGTTGCAAATTTTGCAGCAGATCAGCAGCCAGCGCCCCGCCAGGCGTACCGGCTGCGTTACGCAGGGCTTGCACCTCCGGCAGGGCCTTATCTTGAATGTAAGCGCGAGCAAGGCGCTGCTGCTCCGGGGTCATATCCAAATAGCAGGCCAGCAGGGCACGGGCATAGGTGCGAAAGTGTGACAGATTTTTCATAACTCATTCCTCCCAGGGCTTCGGAGTGGGCCGCGTGCCAGTGAGCACGCTGGCGGGCATTCCGTCAATGATGGTCATATCGGGGTCTATGCTGATTGTCTGACTGTTTTTCATTTCATTTTCCTCCTTTTTTGGCAACATTTACATCTTATGTACCAAATTTTACCATGCGCCAGAGGAAAATGAAATCTGTGTAATTTTTGTCGAATGGCGCAGAGTTTTTCTGCGCCATTTTTCTTTTATAACACGCTGCGTTAAGGGGTGATAAGCATGAGTTATTTTACCGCTGATCAAATCGGAAAGGCGCTTTCAAAAGCGCGGGTATCCGCCGGGCTAAGTCAGAGAGAGATTGCAATCCGCGTCCAGAAGGGAGAGCGGACAGTGCAAAGCTGGGAAAAAGGTGACACAAGCCCAGACAGCGACGAGATTATGGATTGGTGTGCGGCCTGTGGAGTGTCCCCTATCACGGTGTTTATGGAAGTTCTGCACCCGGATCTGTACGCAGTGCCAGACGGGCAGAAGGAAGATGCGGCCATAGATAAGGAGCTTCACACGCTGGTGCAGGCGCTTCCACCGCTCACCCGGCGGCTTCTGCTGTTTGTGCTCAAGGGCCGACACGGGAGCAGCCCGCCTGCGATTATATCTGAAATGGCCGCAAACCTCCACTGCCCTCTCAACAACCGGGTCAGTGTGTGCGGAACCATCATCGATCAGTACAGCTTTGCCCGGATCAGAGGGTTTGACCCGTGCCCGGACGCTCCGCAGCCTCCCATTGACGACCTGAAGATCAACTACAAGGCCGGAAGAGCCGCTGCTGAAAATGGCGCATTCGGATATATCGGGCAGAAAAAGGGGTAAGCCATGAAATGCGTGAGACCATGCTGCAGGAAAGAGATCCCGGATGGTGCTTCTTTTTGTCCGTGGTGCGGGAAAAAGCAGCCGGAAGCCGCCCCGCAGCAAAGAAAAAAGCGCCGCCGCCCAAAGGGCAGCGGCACAGTGTGCCCTTGTGTATGGAGGTAGATTTTATGAAAAAACGGGTCAACACGGCATTTTGGGTGGAAAAAGAAAAGCGCTGGTGCATCGCGGTTCAGAAGAACGGCACCCGCAAGCGGTTTTACAGCAGCACGCCGGGCCGCACCGGCCAGCGTGAAGCAAACGCAAAAGCGGATGCATGGCTTGACGATAGCATCCGGGACGGAAAAAAGAAAGTCAGCGTCCTTTATTCAGAGTGGGTGGAAGAGCTGAAGCTGACTTGCGGGACGTCCTATGTGACACAATGCCAGCGTTACGGAGACTGCTACATCCTGCCGACCTGTGGGAATATCCGCATTGACGAGTTAACCGAGGGTGATCTTCAAAAGGCCATTGACGTTTCGTTCCGGAAGCGCTCACAGAAAAAGGACCAGCGCAAGCCCATCTCAAACCAGCCGTTGAGCCGAAAGACGCTTATGACGATCCGGGCTGTGGAAACCGCCTTTGTCAAGTGGTGCCGAAGAAACAAGTACACGGTGCTCCACCCCGACCTGTCTATCCCGAAGAATGCCAGGATGGGGAAACGCACGATCTTGCAGCCCACCGCCTTGAAAACCCTGTTCAGCGTAGACACCCGCACCTACTATGGGAAGCCGGTATTTGATGAATATATCTACGCCTACCGCTTTGCAGTTGCGACTGGCCTACGTCCCGGGGAGCTGATTGGTCTCTGGTATGGTGACATCAAGGGGAATACGGTCAACCTTCGGCGCAGCATCAACGTGCACCGGGAGCAGACCACCGGAAAGAATGAAAACGCCATCCGCTCTTTTGACATGGGAAAGGAAGCACGGGATGCCTATGAGGCGCAGGTACAGCTTCTAAAGTCTCAAGGCATACTGCTAAACTACAATACCCCGCTGTTTCAGATCCCGTCAGAGCATACGCTCTATCGCCGCTGGGAATCGTATCAGGAAGCAAACGGGCTTGAGCCGAAAGTCTCACTTTACGAGCTGCGGCACACTTTTGTCAGCGTTGAATCAAGCGTCCTGACTGACAGCCAGCTGAAGATGCTTGTAGGTCATAGCAAGAACATGGACACTGCCGGAGTGTATCGGCACGAGCTTGACGGTCAGAGGGAAGACCTTGCTGCCGCTACCACCGCGGCATTCAAAAAGGCGCAGGCCTGACTCTGGTAACATTTTTGGTAACACTCTTTTTTGTAAACGTAGCAAAATACATGGGTTACAAACCAACCACACTGCCTTTTTAGCAAGTGTTTAGGCGCGTTGCAGATATGCTTTTGACGTCATTCAATCATTTTTTGTTGTTCGACTCCCATCGCCTCCACCACACAAGAATCAGGCGAACCCCACAATCTACTTCGTGGGCGCGTTCTTCGTCCTGATCATGCCGCTCCCTGAGCGGTAACAAAAAGAACCACTGCATAAGGTCAATGCCTTTTGTAGTGGTTCTTTTGCTTTTTACAGTATCAACGAATCACATTGTTTTCTTTATTCACTTACTGCATTATACAACATCTCCAAAAACTGTCCCGCCGTTGGCCGATGATCCAGCGGGTATCCCGCCAACACCTGCACTTTCTCCGGGTCAGTTTTCCACGCCAGCTTTGCCGTCCTGCGAACAGCGCTCTCCACAGCCCTCCAAGCATGACCAGAAGCTTCCGCCACAGGCAGATAAACTTCCTTCTGCAAGGCTCGCAACCGGTCAGGCCTGGTGCAAATCAGCGTCATACACCGCCGGAGAGTATAATAATCACTCTTTGTGCGAATGATACCCAAAGGGCGCAGCAAGTGGTCAAATTGTATATCAGTCATTCTAACACATCCTTTCGCCCATCATGCTACGCCTTTTGTCGAAAGAAGTCGAAAACACAAACTCAGCCCCGAGGAACCATCAGGCTCCCCGGGGCCGTTGTCAGCTGCCGTTCTTTTCTTCCGCCCGCTGCTTCAGCACGTCCACAGCACGAGTCAGCGCCGCCGGGATGGGCACACCCATCAGTCCGGCATTCTCCACGATACTGATAGTCTCATTGCATACAAACGCAATGACAACGGTGTCCCGAATAAAGTTCGACCCGATGACAGCATCCAGCCTGCAGGCCACCAGTACCACCAACAAGCTCACGCCCTTGCGGAACAAACCCTTCCAGCCTGCCCGGCTCTCAAGGGTTCCAGTTTTGGTCTTGGGACTGGTGTGGAACACCCCCGCCACGATCAGGCCGGTGATGTAGTCGATTGCCATAAAGATGATAAGCGTCTGCAGCGCCGTGTCCCAGCCGCCCAGCAGGCTGGCAATGGCCCCGCCCACAATGCCGATGGCCGCACAAATCTCATTTTTCATTGTCATTCTCCTTTCACTTTGCCCAGCCCCTTGCGCTGGATGATGCCCGCATAGTCCTTGTAGGCCACGCTCAAGTCTGCGCCCTTGGCAATGCCGGGGATCTTTCCGCTGCTGGTGTACTGCCACATCCCGAAGAGCCAGCCGGGGGTGGGCTTCTTGGTGCGATAGGCTGCCAGCCATACGTCGTAGGGCTTGAGGGCCGCGCCGCCCATGTAAAGGTTGGTCTGCCCGAAGTTCAGGCCGGTGTAGAGCATGGCGTACACGCCCCAGCTTTCCACCACGCTCAGGCAGTGGGTCACGATGTCGCTCAGGGCGGACTTGCTCAGGGCCGCCTGGAGCTTGTCCTCGATGTCCACAGCCACCGGCAGCTGGAAGGCTCTGCCGCCCAGCGCCTGCTTGAACAGGGCCAGCTCCCTGTCGGCCTGTGCCTTGGTGGTGGCCTTGAAGTAGCCGTACACGCCCACCGGGATGCCCAGCCGGGTGCACTCGGCATAGTTGCGGGCAAAGTAGTGGTCGATGTAGGGTTTGCTGGGTTTTCCCTCTTTGCTGTTGCCCATGGCCCGGATCATCACGCCGGAGACAAGGCCGCTTGCCTTGACCTTGTCCCAGTCAATGCTGCCCTGCCATTTGCTCACGTCAAGTATTGTTCTGGGCATTCTGCGCCTCCTTTGCAGTATTCAAAGTGACTCCCGCATAAACTCGCCAACTCGTACCGGCATCATCATTGGGCCAAATCGTGACATGCTTTCCACTGCAGATTGGCCATGCATGGAATTGTCGAATCCCATACATTTCACTGCCGAATGTATGCGCTCCCGGGTTTGTTGTGCAGGGATGATGCGGTAGCTCGTCCATGGTCATGGTATGCACATGGTAATGCTGCGGGTCTTTCTGATACTCAGCTCTCTGTAGGGCAACAGCTTCCTGCACGATCTTGTTAAGCCCTGCCTGGTCATACTCCATTTTGAAAGTTCCGCTCTCGAGCAGCTCGTCCAATGTTCCCTCCAGGGTCGTGTCACCCAGTGTGATGCGCACCTTCAGGTCATCCATTGCTCTGCGCCTCCTTACTGTGTGATTTCCTCAAAGCCGCTCTTGATAAGAATCGCCTTGACCTTCTCCTTCAGCAAGCGGGGGCAGCGCTCATACAGAGCTTTTGCCTCCTCCACGGTCTCTGCAGACATAATTTCCTGCGCCCATAACATAGCCATCATAAGTACCATCCTTTCGATTTTTTGTGTGATTTTATGCATAGACAGTCTCGCTCATTTCCAGCAAGCACTGCTTCAGCATTTCGTTTTCGTTTTTCAGGGCTTCCAGCGTTTCCGGCATCTGCGCCATCTTGGTCTCATGCTCCTGCTGCCGGGCCAGCTCGTCCAGCTCGTCCTGCGTGTACTTGATGTATCGCTGGATCGGCACTGTCTCATCCCAGGCGGGCTTCGGTTCAACACCGGGAACATCGATAACCTCTTCTACGATGGTGCTGCCATTGGCAAGATGCTCGATAGGGACGTAATGACTGACCTGCTGAACTCCAGCAATCGCGTCATGGTGCACGATTTCCACGTCATCCACCAGCCGGCCCAGTGTCAGGTCGGGTTCACCGGTCAGCTCAACGCCGTTTTCATCAATAATTTTCATATTCATCACCCGATTCTTCTCCACATATTTACTGCGTAATAACTGTTTAAGATGCTGAAAGATTGCCCACTACCTACGGAGCCAAGGGTCCCGGTGTGACTGTGTGCACCTGCTGCAGAGGTGGTAACAGCGATAGTGTCGCCCTTGCAGTTTGCACTGTTAGAAACACTGCCCTCACCCTCTCCCCGAATGACAGCGCTAATCGTATGGGTATGCCCACCATTTTTCGATGTGCTTCCCGTGTGGGAGTGAGATGGGAGCTGCGATACCGCGAGACTGATTTTGACGGCTCCGCCTGTGCTTCCTACGGAAAAAGTGTCGCCAGCAGCAAAAAGTAATCGGTCTTTCAGCTTCAGCCATGTGGTGTCAGCATAGATTTCTGCCGGGCTGATATCAGAGTTCATCTCAAGAACAAAGTCTACAGGGGGAACCCACGCCGTGTCTTCGCTTCTGACCAATGCGCCTATCATAAAGTCCTCCTATCCTATCCGTTCCCACATAAAAACTGTGGAATATGGATTCAAAATACTGAAGGATTGTCCGCCTCCAGAAGATCCAACTGTCACGGTATGCGTATGCTCCCCCGCATAAGATGTCGTAATGGTCTTTGTTTTTACAACGTTTTCTTCCTTGGAGAGATAATAGCTGTCCCCGCCAATTGCGCCTGTCGAGGCTGTATGGGTGTGTGCTCCATCACTCGAGGTACTGCCATTATGGGAATGCCCGGGAATCTGAGCTGTTGTCAAAGTCACCTCCCGAGATCCTCCGGTAGCCCCTAACGAAAAGGTATTCCCTGCAGCCATGATGGCCCTGTCCTTAATTCGACTCCACGAGGTGCCATCATAGATTTCTGCCGGGCTGGTAGAGCTATAGCTTTTCCACACAAAACCTATCGGAGGAATCCACTTGGAACATCTAAGTCCATGTACATTTCCAATCGCCATTGTAGCCTCCGTTTCATGCAATGCGCTGCCAGACGTTTTTGACGGTAAAGGGGTTAAGGGTGCTGAATGGACTATTTCCACCGGTCGAGCCGCAGCTGATTGTGTGAGTGTGCGATCCATTGCTGCTAGTGGTATTGGTTTGATCATAGGGATACCACCAGTAAGAATTGGAAGCGTAGACGGTCTTTTGTCCTTGTGCGCACGATATGGTGTGGGTATGCGCACCCACGCCCGTAATAGTAACGGTGTGGGTATGCGCAGGCATTTCTTCGGTGGTGAGAGTGTGAGAAAAACTGCCACCTGTGCTGCCCAGTGAATAGCTCCCGCCTGCACCGATGAGAAAACGATCTTTGATCTGCGTCCAGCTGGTGCCGTCATACAGCGCTGCCGGGCTGGTAGTGCTCCCTGTGGTAATGATCATACCCACGGGTGGCACCCATGTTTTGCTTGGTGTACTTACCGCTCCAAACGCCATACATCATCCCTCCTTACACCGGATTCTTGTTGGTCAGCAGAAGTCGCAGGCCGATAGCTTCCGTGGGAACCTTTTCGGCATAGAACCGGCAGAACCCCGCACCAGTGCTGCAAATCGAGCCAAGACCAGCTTTCTGGGCCACGACCACGCTCTCGAGGCTGACCGTGGCACTGGGCTCCAGCGCTGCGGTGCATCCGCTGACGGTCGCATCACACTGGTAGGCCAAGCCTGCGTTCTTGGCTGCTGTGTCAGAAGTGGCTTTCCAGCTGGCAGCGGCAAGGGCGATATCGTAGGCCTTGATAATGCTTGCAAAAGCCTTTCCGACCACTGCCGCGTCCGCAGGAGCGTTTTCTGTGTTCAGGGCCTTGTCCGTACCTGCCCGCGTGCCCGCCAGATTGGCAGCGGCCTCGGCCCGGTCGGCGTCGGTGCTAGCGCTCTGGGCGCTGGATGCGGCATTGCTCTCCGACGTGGCCGCCGCGCGGGCGCTGCCGGAGGCAGCGGTGGCAGAGTTTGCAGCGGCCCCGGCAGAGGTTGCGGCAGCTTCTTTGCTGGCCTGAGCCTCCTGTTCGGATGCAGCCGCATTGCTGGCGGCGGTCTGGGCGACTTGGGTGGAATCGGCCACCTGCTGCAAAGCCGCGTCGCGCTCATCGTCCACGGCCTGCACGGCCTCGGCCTGCTTGGTCGTCACGGCGTTCGTGGCGGTGCTCTGGGCCTGCTGTACGGCGGTCGTGGCCGTGCTCTGGGCATTCTGCACCGCCTGCACCGCATCGGTTTTGGTCTGCTCGATGCCCGCCACGGTCTGCTCGGCTTTGTCCGCACTGGCTTTGGCGTTGGTGGCATAGCCTTGAGCCTCGTCGGCAAATTGCTTGCAGTACTCAAAGCCTTGGCCGAGGCCGTAGCGGACCTCAACGCCTTTTTTGGCGTTATAAATGCGCTTCAAAACCTCATCAAAGTTGAGTGTAATCATAAGCTAATCACTCCTGTAGGTGTGTCGTAGATGGTATCGGTTTCAAAATCAAAGGTATCCCAGAGCCAGTCCGCACCCGCATCCGCGGTAACATTTCTTTTGTACGGATTGCAAGTGCCCTCTATGGTAAAGGCCATATCATGTCGGTTTTTCTCACTGGGGTCTACCCGCCAAAGGCCCTGCCAGTACCAGGCACTGTCCTCATCAAAAACGCACCGAAGCCACTTGCCCTGTAAGGCATTTTCAAGGGCGCTTTGGATGGTCGTCCATTGCTTTTTCGGAGACTTACAGATAAGCTCCAGCTTGATGGTGCGCTGCTTGTAGTGCACTTCCCCATCCAAAGCCCTGGACAGGTCTAGGATAAAGTCAGAGCCCGGGACATTGACAAGCATCGTCTCTGGCTCTGCACCGGATATCATAGGGCTGCCCACCTTCAGATAAAGGCCAAGGTCTTTGAGGGTATGGATAGTTCCGATCTGTGCGCCCATCAGCATTTGAGCTCACCTCCGCTCTGGATCACGGCCAGCTGCTCCGGGGTCAGAGGGCTGTATACCAACTTTTCTCCGTCCCACACATAGTGCGAGCCGCCATCCTCCCAGTCCTCCGGGAACTCATCGAAGACCATGCAGTTGTCTGGGAGAGGGTTCGGGATCACTTCTTCAACGCCCCATCCGCCGCTGTAAATGCGACCATCGGAGCACACTTTGCACATAAATTTACAGCCGGGTACTTTCATCTGTCCTTCACCTCACATAAAACCGTATAGTTCTCGTGGCATACAGAGGGAGTCATTTTGTGTCCACCCGTCAAAGCCGGGGCTTTCCAGGTCGATGCTGAAATTCGTCGGCACTACTGCTGGGGTGTAGTTGTTGCCCGTGACATAGTTCGATGTGCGCTCACGACCGGGTCCGAAAGTGATGCCCCCTGAGTTGACCCGCACCGTCCGCATGTGAGTGGTGTTCCACGGGTAAGTCATGGCGTATTCCACGCCATTGACCGGGATGACCATGGTCACACATCCGGCAGTGCCGCCGCTGGCCCACCATGTGGATCCTTTCTTGCTGGTATAGGTCAGATACACAGCAGAAAAATCGGACAGGTCCAGCGGGATTGTCTGTGCTCCAAAAGAGCTGTTGTCCCCAAAGTCCCAGATACGGGCGTTTCGGATGCCGTAGAAGGTAATCTTTCCGGAGTCGATAGTGCAGCTGCCGTTGCCGTCTGTGATGGAAATGCTATCCGACTTGATGTTGACCATGCTGGAACCGGAAAGCACTTTTATGCCGTCGTTGGTGATCTGCACCCTTTTGTTGGGCAGCTGGTCATGCCGGACGATAAGGCCGTTTTCCGGGGTAAACTCCAGAAAATTTGTGGCCGTTTTGGCCGCTTCGCCAGCTTTTTTGTCCACCTCGTCCACTCTTTTGTCGTTAGACTTCTGGTACTTGAAAAGCTGGTTAAGAGTGCTCTGCTGATATTTTTCAGCGGATGCCGTATCCTCATCCAGCAGGTTGGTGCGGCCCAGGTTGGCCACTTGTCGGTCGGTCAAAGTCTGCCGGGTCATGCCGAAGGTATACTCCTTTTTGTCCGGCTGATCCAGCGGTTCCACCAGCTTTGTGCACAGCATGATGACATCGATGCTGTGGGGCTTGCTGATAATGTGGGCATAGCTGGCAAAAGTCAGCCTGTCCTTGTCATAGCCCGCATCTCGCAGATCCACAGCCTTGACGGTGTAGCTCGTCACCATCAAGCTGTTTTTCTGAAGATCCTGCACGCCTGCAGCAAAGGTGTCGTTGTCGCTGTCGGTGTCATACTCGCCCAGGGCTGACACGATGCCAAACTTCTGGGCCGCTGCATCATTCTGGATCCATCCGCAGTCGCCGTCACTGCTGTCCAGCCGGTACGAATACCCTTTTGGCAGATACTTACTGACGGTCGCCGCGTCCGTTCCAGAAATGCCATAGCGCTCTTCATGGCTTTCTGTGTACTTTTCACCCCACCACAAAAATTTCCACTTCCACTTTGTCTCCTCGACCGTGTGCTTGCTTCCCATGGGATACACACGGGTAAAAAGACTGTTGGTATCGGTTTTTTCTGTGAAATCCAGCAGGTTCACGCCGTACTCAATGGTCTGGTTGACCAAACGGTCAGCTTCAAAGGCCTGATCGCAATAGTTGAGCACGTTGTTGCCCGTGGCGGGGTTGTAGGTGCAGTAGGCATAGCCGCCGTACACCTTGAGCACCATCTTGTCGATGATATCCCAGGTACTGCCGTAGTCTTCGCCCACACCGTAGCTGTCCCGGTCTCCATAGTGCACAACAAGATCACCCAGTGCCGCAGTGACAGTGCCCAGCTCGAAGCGTTTCATTTTCATGTTGCCGCACTGCTGGTTGTGGGCATCGATAAGGTGCTGCAAAAACTGCGCCAGCTTTCCCTCGTAGTTAAAAGGGGTGATCGCGCTGTCATTGAAGTAAGACAAAGCGCCCTCGCAGTAGATGACCCTGCGGTTGTACCAGTCTGCCTCATGGCTCAGGACACGCCCGCGCCAGATCTCTTTATCGTCCTGTTCAACGGTGATGCAGGTGGACATCTTTTGCAGGCTCTCATACTGCTCATGGTCGCGCGTCATGGTAAAAGAAAGGCTGCCGCCCTTGCTGACCTCTCGGGTCAGCTTGGGAGACAGCACAAGGGCATTGCGGCTATTGGGAGCGTAGATCAGGCGCTTGTCGTTGGGGTTGCCAAAGGGATATGCAAAGATTTTGTACAAATTTCAGTTTCCCCTTTCTGCCAGCGTGGCCAGATGGCCCAGCTGTGCATCAATAGAAGGTGCCAGTGCGCCCACCAGCGTGCCATCATCCAGCTTAATGACAGTGTTTGCCGTCTGGGGAAGGTACTGCTGTACCACGTTGTACAGCGCGTCCACGGACTGCTGCATTTTCTGCTGGTAGGACGAAAGCCGCCCGTTTGCCGGGCTTTCGCCGAACGCATAGCCATCGGTGCGGAAATCGTACCCGGCAAAGCTGCGCTGGCTGCCGTACCAGTAGGCGTCCTGGATGTCCTTGTAGGAAAGCGTCGTGCTCTTGCTGTCAGTGCTTTCCTTTTCGCCGTTTTTACTGCCCAGCCATGCGGCCAGACCGATACCGCCCGCCACAGCAGCCACGCCCAGGATGGCAGCCAGCACAGGGTTGGATGCCACAAGCGAGACGATATTGCCCAGACTGCCCATGATAGAGGTGGCCATGCTGGACACCCCGCTGGCGACGTTGGCCAGCTGGGCACCTGCCCCACCGGATGCGCTCAAGCTGGACAGGATGGAGCCAAAGCTTTGCACCGCTGTCCCCGCTTCTGTTGCGCTGGCAGCAATGCCGTCCGTAAAGAGCGATTTGATGGTAGCGAAGGCCGCTTTTACGCTGCCCCCACTGTACGCGTTATTGATGACACTCAGCGCATCCGCCGCCCACTTGGAGATAAGCTCCCGCTGATCCTGCGATACCTCGCCCCAGATGAGATTTGCCACGTCTGTAGCCAACCCGGCCCAGTTGCGGTTTTTCAGGTCGGTGAACGCGTTTTGCAGGCGGCCAAAGATGCCGTTCGACCACTGCTTCTGCGCATTGCTGAGGTTCTGGTCAATGCGGCTTTGCAGCTCCGTCACGGACAAAACCACATCGTCACAGGTCTTTTGCGTGGTCGTGGTCACTTTTCCGGCCGCATCGGTCACTTTCTTTGTGACCGATTTGATGGTCTTCTCCGTGCCGTCCACCACTTCTTTCCAAGAGTCCGTGATGGTCTCCACGGTCTCCTTTGTGGTGCCCTTGAGTTTTTTGGTGGTGCCGTCGTAGACGTTGTAGGTATTGTCTGCAGTCTCCACCACGCGCTGGATGTTACCCACAATGTTGCCCGTTCCGGCAAGGATCTGCTTCGACGTTTCGGTGACGGTATCCGCCAGCTTTTTGGTGTCAGCAGCCGCTTTGGCGGTATGTTTTTTGCTTGTTCCGCCGCCGCCACCGCCTGTGGTGACGATGGAGCTGCTGTTGGTTTCTTTTATTCCGTACTGTTTTTTCAGACGCTCGCCGTATTCTTTCCAGTAGTCTGTGTCCTTTTTTCCGGCCTTTTTGTTTTGGTAGTCGTTGTTAAAAGCTTTCTGGTAGACAGCATCCCAGTCGCCGTGGAAAACGCCTATTTCTCCGCTTTTCAGCGCGTCAAAGACAGCTTTCAGGCCAACAGCAGAAGATTTGGCCTTGTCAATGACGGTGGTAAGACCTGTTATTTTCCCGATAAGGCCACTCCATCCGTCAAGCTTATAAGCTTCCTGTGCTGCGACGACCATGTCGTTCAGCTTGCCAATCGCAACGCCGATGCCGCTGGATAAATCGCCGGTCAGCAATCCCGCCAGCTGGCTCACGTTATCTTTCAGGGTGGAAACGCGGCCATTCATGGTCTGGCTCTGGGTGTCCATGGCGTTGTAGTAGCGCCCGCCCTCCTCGCTGGCAGCAATAAGGGCATTAGACAGCAGGTCATAGCTGATGGTCATGTTCTGGACTTCCTGCACCGTTTTCCCGGTGTAGTCAGCCAGCACCTGATAAACGTTGATGCCGGCATAGGCAAACTGCTTGATGTCGATTGCGGACGCTTTGCCCACATTGGCGATCTGCTGCAGATTAGCTGCCATGCGGGAAAGCTCCGCGTTGCCTCCTCCTGTAGCCGAGACCGCGTCGCCCAGTGCCATGATGACCTTGCGGGAGTAGCCTGCATTTTCACCCGCGCTGATCAGCAGCTGGTTTGCCTGCGTCAGCGAATCCACACTGAACGGCGTGCGGGCCGCGTCCTCCTGAATGGCCGCCATGGCCTCATTGGCCGCCTGTGCATCGCCCAGCATATTGGTTAGACCCACGCGGTAACTTTCGATTTGGGCGTTGTACTCAATGCCCATAGACACAAACTGCTTTGCACCACTGAGGGCCGCGGTGGAAAGCGTGGAGATGGCAGAAGCCAGAAGCTGCGATTTTGTCAGCGCCGCCGTCAGCCCGCTTCCCGTACTGCTGGCCGATTTGCCAAAGGAGTCCATGCCGTTGTTTGCGGATTTCAGGGCGGAGGCGGTTGTTTTGAGCTGTGCCTCAGCTGCTGCAAGCTTATTTTTCAGCTCTTTGGTCTCAGCCGAGGTCTTGCCCGTCTTGGCGGCAGATTCGTTATACTGCTTTGTCAGTTCCAGAACGCTTTTTGCGGCCTTGCTGTACTCGCTGGAAAGCGCCGTCACGGTCTTTTTGGTCTCGCTCTGGACGTTGTTGATGCCCCGCTCATACGCGGACGTGTCCAGCCCAAGAGTGGCCATCAATTCAAAAAGTTTCAGGGCGTATCACCTCCGTTCAGCCCGGCCAGAATACGGGCCTTGATTTCCTCTGCGCTCTGCTTGGGCCGGGCGGGAGCATTAAAGTCGGGCAGGGTATCCACCCACCGACACTCCATTCCCACAAGGCCAGCCAGAGCGTCCGTGATGTAGGCGCGGTAGCTCTTCTCGTAAGCTTCCTGCTGCATCGCATTGACGCAATGCTGGGCAATGTAGGGCTTGCCAATGGCTTTCAGCATATCCAGCCGGATGGATGAGATCAGCCGCCGATATCGGTCTGAGCCAACCTCACCAACGAGGATAAAAAATCCAGCACATCCCGGTCGTTGATGGTCTCCGTGATGACGCGCAGGGTTTTGAAGGGAGTCATCTTTTCGGGGTTTCCGTCCTTGTCTGTTTCCAGCTCATACAGCAAAGGCAGCAGCTCCGCTGTGTTCTGAGCATTGTCGAACAGCAGCTTTTTTGCCATTGCCTTGATGTTCTTGCGGCCCTGGGCTTCTTTCTTTGCCTTGAGCTCATCGGGGGTTTCACTGCCCGTGAGGATGGGACCGACTTTGCGCAGCTCCATCACCTGCGTCTCGGTCAGCAGGGCGGCCACCTTGTCCGCGATCATGTAGCAGTGGCGCAGAAATTCTGTTTCGTCCATCTGGTTGAGAGTTTTCATTATTTCACTCCTTATGCTGCCGCGTCTTCGCTTACAAAGAACTCCATGGGGACGGTCTCGTCGCCCATGCGGACACAGCCCGTCAGGGTGACGGACACATTGCCCTTGCCCTTGTCAGTTGTCTTGAGGGACAGGCCGCCCGTGCTGATTGCGTTGTCCAGCCGAACAGCTACATAGCCGCCGCCGATGAGGTCGCCCACAAACCAGATGGTTTTGAAGTCGCCCGTGGTCTTGTCGGTTTTGAACGTCATGCGGGGCGTTACCTTGCCCCCGGCCACGTCCGCTGCGCCCAGCGCCATGCGGATGACCTCGGCGGAGGTATTCAGCGCGGTGAAGGCCAGCGTGCAGTCGTAGTCCTCAATTTCCATGAGCTCCACGGTGTTCTTCTGGCAGTTGTCCACATCTTCGCCCAGGTCGGTGATGTTGGGGGTGCAGGTGGCGGTGATGCCGCCAGTGGTTGTGCAGATGATGTCGGCATCAGCGACGGCGGTCTGGCCCTCAGTGTCGAACTTGTTTAGCACAAGGCCCGCGTTGATCTGCATGGACTTGAATGCTTCTGCGGAAATTTTGGTAAATTTTCTTCCCATAATTCTCCTTACTCGCATAGCTGCGTGATCTCAAAATTCAGGTACTCGCACAAATAGCCCTCGGGCGGGTTGTCCATCGGCTGGGCCCACGGGGTGCCTTTGCGCAAAACAATAGCGCCGCCCTCGCACGGCACGGTCAAACCGCCTGCAAGGGCTGCGCTAATTTGGTCTTCGGTCTGTAAGATGGGTAAACGCCCTGCGCTGCTTGGATACCACAAGCGGCCATGAAACGACGCTTCCTCGTTCCAGCCGCCGGGGACGGCGGGCTTGTAGGTCAGGTAGGGCAGGGAAGCGGCGGGCGGGATGTTATCTTCCAGATAGCCCGGTATGCCAAAGCCGTTAAAAAACGTGTTCAGCGCCCGGTTGATGCTCTCAGACAGCCCCATTACGGCAGCACCGCCTTTTTGCACTTGACGGCCCGCAGTCCCATGCCGGATTCCGGCGGGGCTTTGGCTTCGTCTGCTGTGCTGGTGATCTGGAAGGTCTGGCCGTCGCGCACACGCTTGATGTAGTCCGGGAAGGCCAGCGGCACGCCTGTGTTGACCAGCAGGGTATAGGTGGAGGCGGTGTCAGCCTGCTCCGCCACCTGAGCTTCCACGGTGGTGTCGTGGCGCTCCACGGCCTCAAACTCGGGGCCGTCCTTCCAGCCGGACACAAAGCCGCCCACGCCGTCCGGCTCATAGCTGCGGGTCTGAAAACGGTATTTTTGGGTAAAGCTCTGCATCACGGTGGATGCAGTGAACGCGTTGACCATGTCACATCTTCCTCCACTGATTGATCTCGGATTTATAGCGGGTTTTGCCGTCGGCGGGCAGCCCGTCCGTGCCTGTAGCCATCGTGCCGGACCACCCGGCAAAGGACTGGGACACATACACGCCGCCGGACGGGAGCGCCTTGTCGTATGCGTCGATTTTTTCAGCCAGCGCCACAAAATCAGGCGGCACGCGCATAGGCTGCACCGTCCCGGTGAAGGTCTCGGCGGTCAGATCGCTGTCCCCGGCCTTGTGCACGCCGTCATTGAAGATGGAGCCGCACACGAGGAAATACTGCCCCGGCACTACCCCGGCGGGCACGGTATCCGGCTCAAAAGCAAACTCCCCGGCAATGGGGTCATCTGCCCGGTCAAAAAAATTGTGCGTGTAAACGCACAGCTCAGGGACGGTCATGCAAAGTCACCCCCTTGCAGGTTAGACCGATTCACCCGGGGTAATGGTCTGGACAGAGATGCCGTCCAGGTACTCAGCAAACAGGGTCACGCCGGTGATGGCGAAGCTCTCAGAGACGGCGGTGGTGTAGTTGCCCTGGGTGTGGAAGCCGATCAGGTTGCTGGCCTCGCCTGCGGTGGTGTACACCAGCCCAGCCTTGGCGTAGTCGCTGTCGGAGGGGTCAACGTAGTACATCACGATGTTGTCCACGGGGGTGGCAATGACCTTGCCCTTTGCAATCTCGCCGTCAGACAGCAGGAAGATGGTGTTGTAACCCATGAAATCCTTGATGTACTGGAAGCCGTACTGGTTCTGGATGGTGATCGGGGCGGTGCCCAGGTACTCCGCCACGTCCAGGACGTTGGCAAAGCCCACAACGCCGGTGACGGTGCGGTGCATATTCTTGAACTTGTTCTCCACGCTGCCCTTTGCCATGGCCAGAGCCATCTGGAAGGTCTTGGGGGTGCCCTTCAGGCTGCCGGTGTTCAGGTACTTGTAGAACTTGTCCGTGACCTTTGCGGTCAGGTCGAACAGGAACTCGTCATCGGTCTTCTGCACGGCCACATCATAGCCATAGTTCTGGATTGCCTCCAGGGAGACGGCCTTGGCGTACTTTTCGATTGTGATCTTGCCGTAGTCCTTCTCCTTGACGGTGTACTGGCTGTAGGGGATCTCCTCGCCCTCTGCCACGGTGCCGCTCTGCAGGGTGCCCTGGGCGTACTTGCTTTTCAGCACTGTGCCGGGCTGCATCCGAATGGGCCGCATGATGCCCATGATCTCCCGCAGGTGCTCCCAGTTGCGCTGGAAGCGTGTCACAAAGTCGATTTCCCGAGGGTTGACGGTGATCTCGGTAGTGGTGATCAGATTGGTCTTTGCTGCCATGTGTTAGTCCTTTCCGCCGCCTGTAAACAGGTCGGCATTTGCAGCAATCGCGGCCTGGCGTTCGCCAGCGTCCTTGATTGCAAAAATTTGGTCTTTGGTCATTTTGGAGCCGGTGTTGGTGGGCGGGGTGTCCACCTTTGCGCCGGTGGTAGTCGTAGTGCCTACGAAGTCGCTCCAATCAGCTTTCAGGCTGTCGGTGTGCTTCTTGGCGTCCTTGACCTCGCCCTTATCGTCCAGCTCCAGCTTGTCGATATCCTCGCCAGACAGCCGCACAACGCGGTCTGCATACTTGTCCAGCACCCCGGCGGCCTTCAGCAGCTCCCGGAACTTGGCTTCCTTGGCTGCGTGGGTGTCCTTCTGGGTCTGCTGGGCTTTGTAGTCGGTCAGCGCCTTTTCAGCGGCCTGCTTGCCGCTGCTGGCTGCGTCGCGGTCCTTTTCGGCTTTGGCGAGGGCTGCGTTCTTCTCATCGAGCTGGTTCTGCAAGGTGTCCGTTTCCTCATGCAGCACGTCCAGAATTTTCTTGAGCTTGCCGCTGGTGTCAGTCGTTTCATCTTCCAGAATTGCCCGGAGAGTCTTGCGTTCGAGTGCCATGTGATAGTCCTTTCTGCCCATGCTCGGGCTGCCATGCTTGGCAATAAGGTTATTTGCCGGACGTGCTGCCGGTGTGGTGCCGCTTGCAGGGCTCGAACCTGCAACTACCCGGTTATGAGCCAGGAGCCCTACCAGTTGGGCAAAAGCGACATAAAAATAGCGGCTGACGCTGTGCGCCAACCGCTGGGTATTTAGTTTTTGCGTGCAACTTTGGTGATACATTCGACCGCCCAAAACTTCGCTTCCTGTAATTTTGTCATGCAAAGACTTTTTTCTCGGCTTTCAGGAAGTGCGTCAAGCTGCGTTGCAAGCTCAAGGAAAAGGTCTTCTGCCTCGCAGTGCGCAGTTTTCACATCATCGGGCAGGAATTTTTCTTTTGGTGTTTTGAACATTTTCTCCAAATTCATGAATTACGCCTCCTTGTTTCCTTCTTCCACTGCGATTTCTCGCAGCTCTTCGATGTGCTCCTCCACCGCCGGGCGGAGGAATCCTTTGCCGTCATTGGCGGCTTTCATGCCCCGGGTAAAGTGCCACTTGCCGTTGAAGTCCTTCCAGACCCACGGCGTTTTTCGTCCGTTGCCCTTCTCGGCAAAGATGCCCGTGCCAAGCTCAACATAGACGCTGTAAAAGAGATTCGACCCGATGGTCACGGTCTTTTTGGCAAGGTCTACGGCGTAGGTCAGGCTTTGCTTGAGCACACCGCCCACATAGCCCTCTATGCCCGTGCTGTCTGCCGTGCCTGTAGGCACAAGCAGCTGGGCGTAGTCCTGCACCTTCATGCCCCAGATGGTCAGCACCCGCTCTGCCCATGAATCCAGAGCTTCATGCAGCTGCGGGGTGTTGTCGGTGAATTTGATGTCGTAGTTAAAGTTCATGGTTTACTCCATGTATAACAAAACCCCGCCCCGGTGTGGGGCAGGGTCGGTTATTCAGTTACAGGTACAGCAGCCGGAACGTCTCTCGGCCTTTGGGAGTGATAAGCGTCTGCACGCCACTCCACTGGGTCTTGTCGTTCTTGGCTTCCTTGACCTCGAACAGGCCGTTGTTCTTATCCTCTCTGGGCAGCAGCTTGCCTTTCTGGTCACGGTAAAGGAATTTCTTTTCCAGCAGCCATGCCACAAAGGCTTTGGACTTGATGCCCAGCTCCTTGGCGGTCTCCCGGAAGTTGGTCAACAGATTGCGGTCAACCAGTTCGTCAAAATACTCGGCCTTGGGCTGCATGATCTGCTTCTCCACGGTGAGCTGGCTGTTCTGTGCGGTCAGCTCACAGATACGGGCTTCCCGGTCTGCAAGGGTCTTGTTTGCCACAAGCAGCGCCTTTGCCATCAGCTCCTCCGGGGTGAGCTGCTCCTGCCCGGCGATGTAGCCGCCATTCTTGCGGATGGAGGGCAGCACCTCGGACGTGACCCACTTGCGGAAGCGCTTAAGCTGTTCCCGACGCTTTGCAATATAGCTTTCGTCAACACCTCTTGCCTTTTCAGGTTGCATTGCGAACAGAGTGGAATACAGTCCTGCCTCGCTCACAACAGTCATATTTTGCATCCCGCCGGGGGTAGCAATTTGCGACACACCCTTTTCCTCTTCATCCAGACGGGCAGAAACACGTCTATAATTCTGCTCACCAAAAGATTCACACACATCCTTGAGGACGAACCACGGCTCGCCGTTCTGGTCGATGGTGCGAATTTCACCAAACTCGGGGTTGTTGAAAATCTGAATGTTACTCATGCGTTTACCTCTTGTTCTGCAATTTGATAGTTAAGCACTTCGTCTACTTCCTTTTCCAACCCGGTAAGGGATGCGAACAGAGCCGTCAGCATAGAGCTGTACATCGGGGCTTCCCGCCAAATCTGGCTCACAAGCTCGCTGGTGCGCTCCCGCTTGATCATATCGGTCTTGTGCGTTTCCTCAAACCAGTTGGCAAAGATGTTCAACAGGTCGTGCATTACTCGGAGTTCGCCAGAAACAGCATCCAGTTCAAGCTCCACCTTCGTGATTTTTGGTGTTTCCATTGCTAAAACCTCACATTTCACTTGACTTTTGCTCATAAATAAAATAAAATGTGAGTAAGAGGAGCTTTTGTTGGGTTGTTTCTCTTGTTTTTGGGTGGTTAGCTATGGCGAGTAGCTAACCACTCTTTTTTGTACTGTTCAAACTTCTTGCGCTGTTCTTCACGGTTCAGCTTCTTGAAATCCTTGAACTTCATGGGCGTCCTCCTTTCCGCCCCTCTTGCTCACAAGATGCAGTATAAACATTTTCGTTTGGTTTGTCAATGCTTTTGTGTAAATATTTCTAAATAAATTTGAAATAGCACTGTTGACATTGCAAACATTATTGTTTATACTCTTATATAGAAAGAGAGGTGTTAAGAATGGCCACTTCTGAACAGCTAAAAATCCTTTGTGTCAAACTCAATATCAGCGTGTCAGAGCTTGCAAGGCGCTGTGGCTCAAGCCCGCAGGCATTTTCGCAAAAGATGAAGCGGGAAGGATTCACCCCGGCAGAGCTGAAAGCCGTTGCCGAATGCGTAGGATGTACGTTTGAAAGCTCTTTTGTTCTCCCATCGGGAGAGCGTGTTACTGATTGACATTTAGGCTCTGCCGGGCGGCAGGGCCTTATTTTTATACTTCATTCTCGTTCCTTCTTTCTCTTGCGTTCTTCCGCCCACCACATCTGTTCGGCTTCTGTGCCGCCCTTGGCCTTGTACCACTCGGTGTAATCCATGACGGGGGCGGTCTCTTTGGTCACATTGTCTCGCTGCATGGCGTTCTGCCGGGGATACTTGCCCAGCGCAGAGGACAGAACACAGCGGCAGTGGTAAACCATCTCCGGGGCCGCGTTGGGGTCGCCGGGGCGCTGAATCTCGTAACCCATGACCTTGAACGGTTCGTCAAGTTCTGCTGTCTGCTGGTCTAGCAGACGGTGCATTTCACGGGTGCGGTAGTCGTGGGTGGAGTTCCATCGCTTTTTGACCTCGATGCCCAAAGCCTGGGCGTTGTGCATCTGCTGCAATGCCCCGGCGTTCTGGGCGCTGGTAAGGGCCGTGATGGCGTTGTTCATGGCCCAGTGGATCTCCGTGTCTGCCATGCCGTTGACGGCCTGCACGGCGATGTCGTGGACGCCCTTGCCCTGCACGATGCCCTGCATGACGTAGCGATTGAACACCCGGGCATCATAGGTGCGGTTGCTCTCGCTCTTGATACGCTTGTTGGGCACCATGCGGGGGTTCTCCTTTAGCAGCAGCTTGACCGCTTCGGTGTTGTACAGGGTCAGCCCGAACGTCACGCCTGCGGCCTGCTCCAGCTCGTAGAAGGCCCAGTTTGCGCCAAAGGAAAAGATGTTGTATTGCTCGTCCCGGGCCAGCTTGTAGGCCGTCTCTTGGGCTGTGGTGCAGGTCTGGGTGATGCCGTCAAGCTTGGCGTGCATCAAATCGGACTGAAAGACCTGATTTTGCAACCAGATGCGGTAATCATCCTCTGTAATCTCGCCTGCATCCAGCTGTGCCCGTTTGCGCTCGTCCAGCGCTTTGTACTTTGCCAGAAACTCGGTAAGCTGCTCCTGCATCTCCCGGCGGGCAGTGCCGTACACCCGGAGGATGCGGCGGCGCAGGCGGTTCAGCTGGCGGGTAGAGATGCGGTCACGGTCAGAAATCACGTTTCATCACCGTCTCCCTCCCCCTCGCCCACGGTCTCCCGTGTTGCGCTCTCAGCCATCAGCGCGGCCTTGGCCTGCTCCTTTTGTTCCGGGGTGAGGTTGGGCAGCAGGTCGATGGCCATGTCCTGTCCGATGATGGCGGCCTCGGAAATCACCATGCTGACCTGCTCAGCTGTGTTGGTGATCTTGCTGCGGTTGAATGTCGGCATAGCGTTTTCAAAGCCAGCCAGTGCGCAGATCTGCCGGATGAACGGCTTGACCTGCGCCTCGAAGTCGTCTGCGTTCTGGTTCAGCGGCTCATAGGCTGCATCCAGATGGTCGTTGGTGCTGTCTGCACTCACGCAGTGCACATCCAGACCGCCGAAGTCCTCATACACCCGGGTGTGGAGCAGCTCCAACAGAGCCTGCCGGGCCGTCACAGGGATCTCGGTGGTGTAGGGGGTGATCTTTCCGCCCTCGCTGGTGTCTGCGCCTGCAATGTGGTACAGATTCAGCTTGACAAGGAACTCCTGCAGTTCGTCATCGGTCATGCCGTTGAAGTTCTCGCACAGCCAGTAGATCTGCGAAAAGTCCTGCAGGTCATTGCAGAAGCCGGACATCACCAGATCGGTGTTGTCAATGTAGGCTTTCAAGCCCACAAGCGTGCTCTGGTGCAGGTCGGAGCCCCACAGCGGCACAATGGGAAGCGCGCTGTAGTTTTCGCCCTCTACGCTTTCCAGCCCGCCACCGGGTGTGGTGACGGTCACGCTCTTGTATGCCTGCTTCGGCGTTGTCTCTTGCATCACATTGCCGATTTTGCTTTCCGTGTACTCAGTGAAGCCGTCCAGCTCGTACAGGATATAGTGCATATCTGTGTCCGGGTTCAGCCGCCAGAAGCGCACACCCGCCTGCAAAAGGCTTGTCTTCTCATCGTATAGGGGCGCAAACTCGGTCAATTTGAAAACCACCAAGTGGTCGTTGTTCCAGAATCCGAAGCTCTCGCCGTGGATCAGGGCGAAATATCCGGCCTTCTGGATCTGCTCATCAAAGTTCTGCCCCAGCTTGCCCTTGTCCACGCCCTCGTCTGCAAAGACCACACCGTTGCCGAGGGAGTAGGTCGCCCGCTGCTTGTTGAGCCGCCGGAAAAGATTGCTCTTGACCATATCGGGGTGTGGGGTGTCCTGCTTGGTGTTTTTGGATAGGCGTTGCAGCATCAAAGCGTAGGCCTGCGCGAAGCGTTCAGCCCCCGGGTTTTTCTGGGCATCGTACAGGTCGGCGTCCAGAGCCATCTTGTAGGGCTTGGAAGCGCAGTGTTGCTGCACGAACCGCCGGATGAAATCAGGCTGTTCCCCGGCGGCTTGCGCCTGCTGAAATGTCTGGAATGTGTATACAGTGCTCAAAATCAATCCCTCAGTTTCACAAGGCGCTTTGTGCGCACGAAATAGCGGATAGCGTCCATGCAGTGGTCGTTGACCTTCAGCACGGTGTCGTCTTTATCCGGATCCCAAGCGTACACGCCGAACTCTTCCAGCGTGTGCTTGCAGTCTTTGTAGATCTTCAGCCGCCCGGTCTGCAGCATGGTCTGTACGTCCAGAATGCCGCTCAGAACGTCGTTGTTTGCGGGGGTCTGAGTAAAGCCGTTCTTGCGCAGCTCTGTAATCAGGGGCAGGGCAGAGGGGTCAACGATGATCCTCTCCGGCTTGAGACCATTCAGCCACGCCTTGAGGTCTGTGACGTACTCGCCCACGGTTTTTTGCCGCTTCTGTTCCCGGCCGCTGTAGTAGTACTCCCGGGTGACGATCCAGCAGTCTGCATCTGCCTGCTTCTGGAATAGCAAAAAAACCGTTGCGTTCTGGGTGCCAAAGTCGCACGCCACATAGGCGCTCTTTGGTGACAGCTCCGGCAGCTCATCAACGACGTTCTTCTTGCGGTCGAACATGTCATATACAAGGCCCTCGGCCACCGTCCACAGGCCCAGAATGTAGCGCTGATAGAAAACGCCGCTGTACTGGCTGCGGTATCTGGCCTTGATGTCCTCAGAAAGCGACAGGTTGTCGTCCATCGTGAAATGGAGATACATCATCTTGCGGGAACGGCACTTGCGCACCCATTCCAGATAAAACCAGTGCTGCGGGCTGCCCGGGTTGCAGTTAAACCAGAACTTTGACCCGGTGACAGAGCATCGGGCTGTGGCCTGATTGACGAAGCTCTGCGGCATCAGGGCCACCTCGTCGAAGAATGCCCCGGCAAGGGTGATGCCCTGGATCAGGTCCTGGCTGCTCTCGTCCTTGCCGCCGAAAAAGTAAAACTCGTTGGTTCTGCCGCTCTTGCTGACGGTCATGCAGTTTTCTGCCCGGTGCTCCTTGACGTTGTAGCCACGGGCTGCAAGCTGCTGCTTGAGCGTGCCCATCACGTTGCGCCGGAAGCTGGCGATGGTCTTGCCACACATGGCAAACTGCTGGCCGCTGTAGCAGGTCATGGCCCACTGGACGAACGAAAAGCTCATGGCAAAGGTCTTGCCCGAGCGGATAGCGCCATCTGCAATGATGCCGTTGTAACCGCTGTATGCACTCTGCGGTGTCCACCAGCAAAGAACCATCTTTTGCCGCTGGCTGAGGGCTTTCCAGCGAAAACCGTTACTTTTCCGCATTGTCGTCCTCTTCCTCCGGCAACATCTCCACGTCATCCGGCGGGCTGATGTCTGCGGCAGCGCTCAGGGCTTCCAGCAGGCCATCGTCCGGGGCTTCTATGCCGCTCTGGTCTCCCAGCATAGCAAACTTGTCCACGATGGTTCCAAACGCCGTGGACAGTTGCGGCAGCGTCGCTTCTGCGATCTTGTCCGGGTCTGCCATCGCCTTTAGGTACAACCCGAGAAGATCCTGCGCTTCCTCGCGCTTGCTGCCCAGATAGGAAAGCATATCTTGGGTGTTCTGCTCTTTTTTTAAGGCGCACAAATCTGCACATACCGGATTTTCGCTCACAACCTTGCGCACAGTGCTTTCGGCGACGTTGTTTAGCTTGGCAGTTTTGCGGTAATTGTGGAGCTGCACATAGTCCGCAATGATTTTCTTTTTCTGTCGGTCTGTCAGTTTTGCCCCCACCGCCACCACCTCTCTAAACCCATGCAAAAGAAAAACCGCCCGGAAATCCGAACGGTCAAAATATCGAATGTGCCGCCAGCTGGATTCGAACCAGCACCCACGGAATGGATGTGCGCAGTGGTTGGCTGTGCAGTGATGTTCCCGTGGTGTCACCAACGTTGTCCCGCCTTAAATGGGCGGCGCTCTGCCAGTTGAGCTATGACGGCATAAAATAAGCGGCTCCATGTCGGTGAAACCGCTGCATCTGGAACTTTCGCGGCCAGATGCTCCGCTATCGCGTTTTCCGTCTACCCAGTCAACGCAAGCACTCCCGGCAGGACTCGAACCTGCAACCTGCGGTTTTGGAGACCGCTGCTCTACCACTTGAGCTACCGGAGTATAAAAGCCGCCCTTGGACTCGAACCAGCCAGCAATATTTCAGCTGACACGCGCTCCAGACTGCGCTCAGGCGGCCATATAGCATTGAAAAAGCCCCGGGTTTGCGGTCTCGGGGCTTTGTTGGCGCACATCCGGCGCGCAAGGAACGGCGCGCTTAGGATTCCGGCTCTGCTGTTATGGAAAAAAGCGTGTGACATAGAGAAGAAAAAGCCAGAAAGGAGGTGTTGCCGGTGGGGTGATGGGCCCCATGCGTCAGGCGGTTGCGGGTACAGCTGCCCCGCGTTATGGAGCGAGACCGCGGAGTCAAACCGCGCGGAGAGGAAAGCCTCGAACCTTCCCACTGCGCTCAAAGTTGCGCAGCTCTGAGCGGAGCCGTTTCGGAATCTCGCATAGAAGCAGCCCGCGAAACGGGGAAGGAACGGGAAAGCATGAAAACCCGCCGGGTGGAACCGTTTCGGAGGCCGCGTGGCAAGCGTCGCGCTCAAAGCGCTGAATCGCTTGTAATTATTTTAGCCTATCCATGAGGATTTTAACAGGACACCGAGTGTATAAAAACGTGCTTTATTTTTGTTCGTTTTTATCAAAACTGTCCCAGATTTCCGCTAGAGTGATAAACCCTCGCTTGATCCGGCTCCGAATGACGCGCGGGTCGAGAGAGCCCGATTCCTGCGCAATGACCGTTTGCGTCTTGCCGTTGACGTAGTATTCGCAGATGGCCTTTGCGCATTCCGGCAACTCATACAGGCAGTACGCCCGCCGGGTGGCTTCCATGCGCAGATTGCACAGGTTGGTTTCCATCCGCTGAAGCCTGCGCCGCTCATCCACGATGTTTGCGGCACCCTCTCCAACCTTGTCCCCGTTGCCCGGTGCCAGCGGCATGCCCGTCATGCTGGGCGTGATATGGCTGGCAAGCAGCCTTATCTGCGCAATTTTTGCACGCTGTGCCTCAACGGCCTTTTGCCCGTCCCGGCACTGCTGAAACCATGCTTTTACGGTCTGGTAGTCCGCGCCGTTGTCAGGCCTTGGCGCGTCGGTGTCAGGTTTCCATGTGCGGGCCATTGGTGCTCCTTTCCTCAAAATCGCGGCAATATTCGGGCGAAATATCATACCCTTTGACTTTTTCTTTGTTTACAGAGCAAATATATCTGTTATACGTTTCGTTTCCATCTGGAAACTTTTTGCCAAAGTGGATACATCGTTCGCACAACCGAGGGTCTTTTTGTGGCTTGAATGGGTTTTTGAAGTCAAGAAATAGCCCCCATGCGGTTATTGACATCAAAAAGACAAAAAGCAAAATACCGAATAATTGAGACACGTTCTACTCCTCCATTTCTTCAATCCAGATCTCCACTCTGGGGTTTTGCTTGTCGTAATCCACCCGGCTGCCATCGTGGGCGGCAACGATCTTGCTGTTGTCGTCCTCCAGCACGCGGGCTTTCACCAGAATGTCCGTGGTTGCCTCGATGAGGTTTGCCAGATCGACCCGGCGGGCAGTTTTCATGTAGTACACGCACCGCACGTTCACGCGGGCAGAGATGGGGCTGCGTGGCCTTTTGATTTGCCGCAGGCAGTCCGCCTCATAATCCACGTAGGCCTTGCTAGGGGCCACAAAGCGCCCGCCTGAGCGGCTTTTGAGGATGCGGGCAGAATTTTTCTTGGTGCGGGGGTCGCCGTAGAGGGTCAAGTGCATTTCTTCCGTTCCTCGCTGTTCCACTGCTTGAGTGTTGGTGCGTAATGTCCGCACATTAAACAAGAAAGTTCAGTCCCCGGGGCTGACAGCACTGTGAGCTTCGGATTAACTGACTTGATTTTCTTTCCCCATGCAATAAATCCGCTCCCGCACTTTGGGCAAGGAAGAACAGCGTATGATTTTTTTATCACTTCACATCCTCCATCAGATCATCAACGCACATCTCAGTAAGGGCGGCGTCCAACTTGTTCATTTCTGTCGTTTCCATGTATCAGACCTCCTTTGGTGGTTCAGGAAGATACGCCCAATGAGTTACATCTCCAAGTACAATGTACTCGTTGTGCTCTTGCCATAATCCGTCATAAGATAAAAATGCAATGGGTAAAAGGCCCGAGCCCTGGAGACGGCGATATGTTCCGCCTCGCCTGGGTTCTTCGCTTCCACGATCCAGCAGTGGAGATCTGTGCCGCCCTCGTTGCGGCACTCCACTAAAACCATGAACTTACCCATTGACTGCCTCCAATCTGGCTGGGTCAGACGTGCCGCGCAGACGGGCGGCTTCCCTCGGCGCGGTCGTAATGTCCTCCCGCGACTGTTTGAGAAACTCGACCCGGCGATAGGTCAGGTCCGGGGTCATGGCCAGCTCCTTCAGGCCGCCCACGCTCCCAGCGTAAGTTTTGGCCGCCGGGGGGAGGCTGTCATACAGCTCTTGCAGCTCTTCCGTGCCATCGCTACGGATAATCCCGCCCTTCTCGTCAATGCCGGTCACCATCGGGAAGTTTTTCCAGCTCATGTATTTCTGTGCCTTGCGGGCTGCATCCGCCAGCGCCTCCCACTCTGCATCCGGGTTGATGCACTGGGAAAGCTGCTTGTAGATATCGGCCACCGTGATGGGATAGACGCAGACGCGATTCGCGGCCAGAAACGCCCGCTTCACCACTTCGCCGGGATAATCCCGGAACTGATACGTCCACACGTCAAGGGTGGTTTCCATTTCCTCATCCGTGAGGGGTTTGCTGCCCAGCTTGTACAGCGTGAAGTTCATCCGTATCAGCTGGGCCGTTTCTTCTTTCGTCATTGCTCAAACCCTCTTTTTCTGTCCATGTTTGCCAGCACTCTGGTCAGCTGATCGTCCACGCTCTCGGTGGGCTTTCTTCCACCGGTAGCGCTGCCGAGCCGTGCCTGCTGCTGGCGGCTCCGGTACTGCTCATCGCTTGCAGCTACATCGCCAACCGTCTGAACACCTTCGCTTTGCCAACTGGCTAAGATTCCGTTTATGTAGGCCCACGACCGTTTATTTGCTTCCGCTGCCCGGTCAATTGCCAGCAAGATCAAGTCTGTGCCGAAAGCCTGCCGCCAGCTTTGCAGCTTTTCCAGCGCTGAACGCGGAAAGCTGCCTGCAACTTCCTCGTACCGCTGAATAATCTGGGCGAGGTCTGCATCAGCTGCCGGGGCTTTCTCTTTGCTGTTATTTAAGCTATCTCTATTAGGATAGATAACAGTTTCAGTAATAGGTTCAGTTGCAGTAGCAGTTACAGATACAGATACAGTTGTATCTATACTGTACCGATACTGTATAGATAGGGTATCTGCGCAGTATTTTCTGAACGCATCACTCTTGATGTTTTGCAGCGAATGCTCAACGCCCTTCAGGCATTTGGGTGATTTCGACCAATTGTATTTGTGCCAGTTAAGAAGCAATATCTCTTTCGTTGCCTTGTCATAGCGGATAACGTTGTGAACAGTTTCCATTCGGTGGATAAGTCGGTCTACGGTCTCTTCGTTGTATCCAAGCTCTCTGCTCGCTTGCCGCTTGCCCAGCTCATAGCATCCGCTCAAAGTGGTGTGCGGATTGGTGAGAAGGTAGAGATAAAAGTATTTATCTTCCGGGGTGAAGTCATCGTCCACCTTCGGGTCTGACCAAAAGTTCGGCGAAACGCAACGAAAAATTGCCATCTGCTCACCTCCTTTCTCTCAACGGTGAATCAGAACGGCAAGTCGCCCGTATCCGAAATCGGGCGGCTATCGTCGTCATATTCGGGCGTAACCGCCGGGGCGGGTTGTTTTGCTGGTTCCGGCTGAGAAACGCTTTGCGGCGGTTCTGCGCCGGGGTCAAAGGGCGTTTCGTCCTCCACCGGCGCAAAGTCATCGGTTCCTGCCTGTTCAGTCGGCTGTATCATGTCGATTGCCATCTGAACCCAGCTTGCATTGACAAGGCCGCCAACCAAAACGCCCTCGGCATCGAGATTCCAATAGGTCTTGCCGTTAGATTCGTGGCTTTTCAGCTCCCGGCCAAACGCCACGACAAAATCTCCCTTGTGCAGCAGACCATCCCAGCGGTCCAAATCGCGCCAGATGCAGCACTCCACGAAAACGCTGTTCCACTTGCCGGAATCATCCTTGACGCTGTGTGCCTTGACACTCATGCTCAAGAACTGGTTTCCAGTTCGCGTTTCCTTGATTTCCGGGTCGCGGGACAATGTTCCGGCCACCATTGCACCAGTGCTCGTCTTGATAATCATTCGCCATCACCGCCAAACGGATCATCGTTGGTGTCGGTGGTTTCGACTGCCAACGGTTCGGGCTGTTCTTTTTTCGGCTTCAGTTTGCGGGGCTGCATAGCGCCAATTTCGGGCTGCTCGTTCTCGACCTCGCGGCAGGATGCTTCTGCATCTACCGGAACCTCGCTCTCATCGTAGAGGCTGCCAAACGTGGCCGGGAAGGATTCGCGCAGCGCGTGGACGAGGGCCACCTTACGAATCATCGTTGCAGGCTTCGTTACCCACATGGATTTCTTGGTGTCGTATTCGCTCAGCTTCACTTCTTCGTAGAAGGGGCGGCTGCGGTCCTTACGGTAGGCTTTAGCCCAGCCGCCGACCAGCTTCTCGTCCTCGTAGACGATGGATCCTTCGCGGTGAATAATCTTGCCAACTTCCGGCACGAGCACGATAACACCAGCTTCAAATCCGTCATACTGCGGGTGACGCTCGGCCATCTTCATATAGCAGGTCTTGCCCAGCACGATGGTGGACGCGCTGTCGCCGTTCTTATTGTCGTAGTGGATAAGATATGCCTCTTTGGTAAAGGGGTTGAGGTGGTACTGCTTGCAGGTCTCCAAGAAGATGCGGCACTCTGCGAAGGTCGCATCTTTGCAGATGAAGTTCCGCACATCGTCAAAGGTGACGGTCAGATGCTGGCCGTCCATGCTCTCGATTTCGACCGGCTTAGATTCTGCGACCGGCTGCATCGCTTCGCTCTGCTTGACCTGAGCAGCGAAGGAGCGGCTCTGAACTGTGGTAGTGGTATTCGGCGCAGCAGCGCCAGCGCGTGAAGTGAAACCCATTTTTGTTACCTCCTAGAATGTTGAAGATTATTTGATGCTGCCGAAATCGAACCCGCGTTCTTTGGCAGCGCTGCGGAACCATGCAATGTCTTCTTTGGTGAACTCAACCCAGAAGTAATAGCGCTTGCGGGAGGGAACCTCCTGCGCAGAGGAGAAGCTCTGCATCGCCTCCATGTCCAGACGGCCCTCCGGCGTGATGAATGCGTTTGCCTGCGTTGCTGCGGCGGCTTGCGCCCGCATCTCGCGTTCTTCTGCGGTCGGGGGAACGATTACCGGGGCCGACATCCGCGCCAGTTCTGCCGCCTTTCTCGCGGCCTCTGCCTCCCTCTGCGCCTGCCGGGACTTCTCGCGGCGGTTATGCTCGCGGACGGCTTCGTTGGCGCTCAGGTTGCGGAGATATTCCGTGGTGCACGGCTCCACGTCCTCCCCACAGTTCTCTCGGATAAATTCCAAATCGCTGCGGATGTTCTCGATGGACTGGCACAGGGCCTTTTTTGCTTCCGCAATGGCGAACGTCTTGTTCAGCCAGCGGTTGTCCAACAGGCGTTCAAACGGAATGAGAGCTTCCAACTCGCCGATGTTGTCCCGGTAGATCAGGCGCAGGGTAGAAGCCTTTTCTTCCTTCTCGGCGGCCTCCACAGCCTTGACCTGTGCGTCAATCGCTCCGGAAATCTCCTTGCATTTGCCCTGCATCTCCTTGATGCTCTGCTGGAAATCTTCCAGCGACTTCATGTAGATCTTCTTCGCTGCCGTGGCGGCAGCTCCAAGCTGCTTATCCCAGCCGTTGACCTTTGCCCGGTCCTCCTTGGCGCTCTTGATGCTCTCCGGGGTGTAGACCCGGCCTTTGTAGGCCGCCAGCATCTCGTCAAGGTTCCGTTCAACCTCGTCCTTGTTCCAGCTCATGGCCGGAATTGCCGGGCGTTCCACCCGGACGGTCAATTCATTCTCCATCTGTAAAAACCTCCGATTTTGTGATATCATCGGGGTGATGGGGCTTTCAAATTCCATCAACCCTTGCAGCCTGTCGGTGTTGGCGCACCGGCGGGCTTTTTTTCATGCGTCCCTCCGGTTCTGCCGGTACTCCGGCTCTTGGGGGCGGGAGTGGCGGCTCTCGCTGTGCTGAACTCGGCCATAAGGGCTGCTGCGCTTGTACCGCTGGCAGTCCTCGTACATTCCGTACAGAGACATCGCCAGACCGCCGCCCAGCGCGAACAGAATCCACGGCGCAGCCTTGACCGCCGCAGCTGCTTCCCAGCCGCCCTGCATGACCAGCAGGTGCACAATGCCCATGTTCAGCCAGATCAGCACCCGGGCTGCACCAACGCCAGCCAGAAATGCCACGCCGAAAATTTTAAGATACCGTTTCATTGTCGTTGTCATCCTCGGTTTCCACGCGATCCAGCAGATTGGCGGCATTGGTTACGATCGAAATGAGAGCGCCCGCCGGGTCATCCGATCCGGCAGCCAGTGCGGCCAGCAGGGCAACGCACAGTTTCAATGCCTCAAGTCCCACGCAGTTGGTTTCAATCTGCGGGTTTCCATCTTCACCATACGATACGCGAATATAGCTCTCGTTCGGTTTGCTCATGCGGATTTTCCTTTCTCAAGTGAGGGGAAAAACAGTTCCCCGATCTCATCCTGTCGGATGTCCAGCAGTTCACACATTGCTGTGATCTCTGCGCTTGTCCACGGATTGTGCCCCTGCATCCTGCCGCTCATGGTGTCCCGGCCAATGCCGATATACTTGGCGACTTCCTGATCGCGGTAGCCGCAGCTGTGGAACCGGCCCCGAAGTCTCCAGTACGGAATCTGCCGGAAGGTGCCCTGTATGACCTTCATCATGCTTCGACCTCTTTTCTTTGATGTGTGCCAGCCGTGCAGGCTGGTTCTTGTCCCGGCGCTGTTCAAGCCAGCGCTTGTTGTAGTGCTTCTTCACGGCTTGACCTCCACGAACTCTCCGTTTTTGAGCGTGTACCAGGTGTTCTTTTTGATAACGACCCCGTCAACCTTCGCCATTTTGGCCAGCAACATATTGCCGTCATCGTCGTACTCGGTCAACACCAGATAGCAGCCCAGCGCGCCGCACGCCTTACCGAAAGCACCGTTTACAACGGCAATGCTATCTTTTCCGTCTGCTTTTGCGTTGCAATAAGCCCCAGTGGCTGCCGCCGTGCTGTAATAGCCGCTGGAACCTGCCGTGCTGTAATAGCCGCTGGAACCTGCCGTGCTGTAATAGCCGCTGGAACCCGCCGT